GACACCCTGAGGAGGAGATGACAATGACAGTAGTACGGGAGGCTATCCAATGGTTCAGGCAGCTGTTCAACCTGGAGACTGAGCAGCAGAAGGCCCTCAAGGCTCTGCGGGCTCAAGGGAAGGACACGGTGGGGGAGTTCGTAGGCCCCTGGAATGGCGTATGCCCAGACTGTGGGTCAACCAGGTTCTACGAAGGGCCTGAAGGTGGGATATGCGTGAACATCATGTGCGCTGACGAGAAGTGCAGCTCCAAGTTCAATTGGGCGCGCCCTCCGGTTAACATGATCCAGAGGATCTGATATGGCTATGGTTGAAGTACCTCTCGGCATGATGATGTTCGGAGCCTTCATTATAGGCCTGATGATTGGGATAGGAATAACGTACCTATCCATGGAGACCTGGCGTAAGTGACTCCCACCCCACGAACCACCACTGCGAACCGGCGCCCGGCGAGCGCGGATTCAGTAGGATCCTCTTGATATTATTAGGACACTACTGATCGCCGTATTCTACGGGAGGCCGGTGCCAGTGGTGGGTAAAAAATTTTGCCTTGTTCAGGACCTACTTACTGCCTTGCGGCAAACCTAGGAATTTGATAGTCCTTTATAGTTTGCCTAAAGAATTTCCTTGATCACCCTATATGACCTATGTTATAATGTTGGTATAGATTGTGAGAGCAGGCGTGATGTCTGCACCCGAGACGGGATTAAGGTGAATGGCAGAGTCCTCCAATGTAGAGTCATTCGGCGGATTGCTCGACTTGAGCGACCGGCCAGACTTTGGTGGTGACCGCACCCCAGGCAATTACGCCTACATCCGGACCTCCGACCGTGTACTATACAAGCGCTGCAAGCAGAAGTGGGACTGGGCGTGGTCTGCTCGGGGTAACCGAACGGCTGCCCTCAAGAGCAACCCCTTGTGGTTTGGGTCGGGGTTCCACTTCGCGATGGAGGACTTCCATGGCGCAAAGCGATGGCCAACTGCTGCAGACGCTTTTGAGGCTTACGCCCGAGCAATACGAAAGGTGGAACAGACACCTGCGGACTACGCCGAGCTTCTTGAGCTTGGTCGGGGAATGTCCGACTACTACGAGGAGTGGCTCAAGAGTCGAGAGCCCCTTCAGACTTTCCGGGACCCCCGAACCGGAGAGTACTGTGTCGAGCTACGATTCCAGATCTTGCTTGATCTCGACCGAGATTGGCTCGCTGCCAGAGGACTTGATGGAGTCTATTACACGGGCACTCTTGACCGAGTTATTGTCGATGACTATGGTCGGCTTTGGATATTGGACTACAAGACAGCCAAGACCATCCAAACCGGACATCTCGATACTGACCCCCAAATCACCGCCTACTGCTGGGCCCTATCCCAGGTTTTTCCAGATTACCACATAGCCGGATTCGTTTACCAGCAGCACCGCAAGCTGCTCCCGCACGAGCCAGCATTCCTGAAGTCTACTCGGATGTTCTCGTGCAATAAGGCGCAGGTGACTACACGCGCTCTGTACCGCAAGGCTCTTGTTAACCTGTACGGTGAACTTGATCGAGCCCCTCTGGCTAACAGGCAGTTCCTCCAGTGGCTGGGGGAGAATGAATCGGAGAAGGCGGACATGCTGGTGAATCGGCAGTTCGTCGAGCGCTCCGAGTCCCGGATTGAATATGAGTACGACCTGATCCACATGGAAGCATACGACATGCTTAACCCGGATCAGTACATCTACCCCAACTTCACCCGTGACTGTTCTTGGGATTGCGACTTCCGTCTCCCGTGTCAGCATAAGTGCGACGGTGGAGACTGGGAGTTCGAGCTGCAAGAGAGCACTGTAGACCGTCAAATGTCAGGAGAACCCGAATCATGGCGACCACACCTGGAGCTTCCGGAACCCCAAGTCCGCAACCTGCAGGCGGTTCGTCGCCGGCGCCCGGGCCGGTAAAGCCTCCTGTACAGACTGCTCCTCAGCCCGCAGTTGCCAAGGACAGCGCAGTCCAGCCGGCCTTCCAGGGAGCTACGCCGTTCCAGATTGAGAACGTCGGCTCGAAGCTCCGGTACTTCAAGGGGCTGATCTACGGTGACTATGGCACCGGCAAGACGACTCTACTGGGAACTGCCAGCTCGGACGCGATGATGCGTGACGTGATCATCATCTCCGCCGAGTCCGGTGACATGGTGCTGGAGGCCGATCCGGAGAACCCCCTCACCCAGTACTTCGGCCAGATTGACGTCATCAAGACTACGGACTACAAGACGATCGGCCGCATCTACGAGTTCCTGAAGCTGCACTGCTTCCTGCGTGATGCCTACATGGCAGGAAACGCTCCTATGCGTGTTCCGGTCCCGGGCAAGGAAGGCCAATACATGGAGCGGACGCCTGAGGAGCGGCTGATCGCTCTGCAGGGCATGTTGATGCCGCACGCTCGAGACCCCAAGCGACTCCGGCTGTACCGCACAGTTGGTCTCGACTCGCTGACCGAGACCGAGGTGTACTGCATGAACCAGCTGCTGGGTGTCAACGACGCCACGAAGCTGGACGAGGAAGTGCAAGGCGCCGAGTGGGGCGAGTTCAAGAAGCAGCACGGAATGGTGCAGCGCCTAGTGCGGAACTTCCGAGACCTGCCAATGCATGTGTTGTTCACCTGTTCTCGTGCGTACATCCAGAACGAGAACAAGCAGCAGATCTACTCCCCGATGATGACCGGCAAGCTCGCCTCGCAAGTGCAGGGCTTCGTCGACATGGTCGGCTACTTGGTGATTGGAGCTTCACAGGAGGAGGGCAAGGCTCCTCCTCGCCGCATGTACGTAGTAGGGCAGCCTCGGTTCGCTGCCAAGCATCGATTCGCCCGGTTCAAGGGCACCCACTTCGACAACCCTAACATCCCGGGGATCCTCCGAGCTGTAGGGTTGGCGGACTCACTGTCACCTCCCTCCCCAGCAGCGGCTTCAGTAACTGCTGCCCCGACACCCGCCAAGCTCACGAATCAGAGCTCGGCGACGGAAGGCAAGAGTGGGGACAGTGCAGGCGTCGCGTCTGCCGGCGACTGAGCGCAGATGACCAAACCCAACTCAACCCAACCAAGCTAGGAACACAGCATGAGCAACGAGATGACTGTCGGTGGTGAGGCGAACGGAGTCTTCGAGAACGGTGGTCAGCAGGCTGCCGGCGCCACGATGGAGACCGAAGACGGCGAGGGCATGATCGTCGACCTCGGTGGGGTCAACGAGAATGCCGGTTACGAGCCCGCGCCGCGCGGCGTCTACGACTGCATCGTCGAGAACCTGGAGTACGGCAAGAGCCAGCGCTCCGGCAACAAGATGTGGTCGTGGACTCTGGCGGTCGAGTCCGGCGAGTTCGCCGGCAAGAAGAAGTTCTTCTACCACACGACCTTCAACGAGGGCGGCATGCCGCGCGTCAAGAAGACGCTCGCTCGGATCAAGACCGAAGACGGGTACGAGAAGCAGCTCCTCGCGGGGCCCTTCAACCCGAAGACGGTCGCGGACGAGGGGCGTCTCCTCGGTGCTCGGTGCAAGGTGCGCGTCGACATCCGCGTGTACGAGGGCCAGAAGCGCAACGACGTGAAGGACATCCTTCCGCCGGGCGTTGGTGGTGCCGTGGGTGGTGGCGCTGCCGCTGCAGGATTCGCTGGCGTCTGATCGATCCCGCGCGCCAGCGGATAAGGCGGGTGGGGGGTCTTCGGACTCCCCACTTCCCTAGGAGGGACTAACATACCACCCATCCTGATTATGTTCCTGTTGATAGCGTCCTCACTAGTGGGTCTAGCATTGTTTATGCACTTCCTTTGGAGCCATTTGCTGATACTACCTACTTAGCAGGAGAGGAAGGTATCATGATCACGCGAGCATTCGTTCTTCACAGCGGCGGTATCGACAGCTCGACCACCCTGGCGATGGCTGTTGCCGAGTTCGGCGGAGACAACGTCATAAGCGTCGGCGTCAACTACGGCCAGCGGCATTCCATTGAGATGGAGTACGCCTCCAAGTTCGCTGACAAACTCGGAGCCAGGCGGACTATGCTGCGACTGGGGCCACAGCCGACAAGCATGCTGACGGACGACTCGATCGAGATCCCCAAGAAGTCCTATGCAGATCTGGAGCCAGGGATCAGTCCCACCTACGTGCCGTTCCGCAATGGCCAGATGCTGTCGCTCATCGCAGCGTATGCGCATCATTGGGTCAGTGACATCGCCGGCTACCGCCAGGGCGATGACGAGCAGATCTCTGCGCAGATCTGGTTCGGAGCGCATGCCGAAGACGCGGCGAATTGGGCGTACCCTGACTGTACTCCTGAGTTCGTCGGCGCGATGGCTAACGCCATCTTCATCGGCACGTACCAGACAGTTCGGCTGGTGACTCCGTTCATCCATTCCACCAAGGACGAGATCGTGCGGCGCGGCGTCAAGCTCGGCATCGACTACAGCTTAACCTGGTCGTGCTATCATGGTGGCGAGATCCACTGCGGCGAGTGCCCGACTTGCATTGCGCGCAAGGAGTCGTTCGCCAAGAACCACATGCAGGATCCCACCCAGTACGCCAAGTAGCGCGAGGCGGGCGATCAGGTTGCAGTCGCAGTCGCAGTCCAATGGGAGTAGCACGACATGCACTTCTCGACAAAGACCTATACGCATGCAGAAGGGCTGTCGTGTTGCTTCCGGCAGTGGAGAGCTAGTCACTCGCACTGCCAGTACCTGCACGGGTATGCGATAGAGGTTAAGTTCCAGTGGGAAGCTACTGAGCTGGACGCTCGGAACTGGGTGGTAGACTTCGGCGGGTTGAAGCACGTCAAGGAGTGGCTGAAGGAAACCTTCGACCATAAGCTCCTCGTCGCCAAGGACGACCCTAAGCTGGAGGAGCTACATGCCCTGAACCTGATGGGGCTTGCTCAGGTAGTAGAGGTGGAGGCCGTAGGCTGCGAAGCCTTCGCCAAGATGATCTACGACTACGTCAACTCCTGGACGCGTCACAGCTTCCGCAGGCTATCAGTTGACGGGATATACGTGTATCCCGTCAAGCTGGTCCAGGTTGAAGTGCGAGAGCACGGAGGAAACTCAGCCGGCTACAGGAGGGATTAACCGCAATGCAGAGCACGACACGAGAAGAGCAGGACTCTGTCCAGATAAAGGCTGCACTGGACAAGAAGCTCCCGCTCATGGAGATGTTCGGCCCTACGATCCAAGGAGAGGGGGCCGTCATTGGGGCAGTAAGCTACTTCATCCGACTCGGCGGATGCACGTACCGCTGCTCCTGGTGTGACAGCATGCACGCTGTCGACCCCAAGGAGATCCATGCACGAGCTGAGTGGCTGACGCAGGCGGAGATCGCCGACAGGCTGCTCGCAATGCATCGGGAGAAGTCGTACGGCTTCTGGGAGACGCAGATTGCCCAGCAAGAGCCGTTCGTGACCATCTCAGGCGGCGACCCACTGATGTGGGACCTATACGACATGGTCAGCCTCCTAGGTGAGAACTTCCGTGTTGCCGTCGAGACGCAGGGAGCATTCTACAAGCCCTGGGTCAGGCTGTGCGACGTGGTGACTGTCTCGCCGAAGCCGCCGAGCTCCAAGATGGACGGCCGGCTGGACTACAATGTCCTCTCGAAGTACCTCGACCTGGGTAAGCAGCTCAGCTTCAAGGTGGTATGCTTCGGCAACGAGGATATCCAGTTCGCTCGCGATCTTCACCAGAAGTACCCGCAGGTCCCTATGTACCTGAGTTGCGGTACGGATCGTCCTCCGGGCAATGCCAAGATCGGCATTGTCGGAGTCCAGCAGGCCATCTTCTGGAAGATGGACTGGTTGACGAAGGCAGTCTTCGAGCTCCCAGACCTTTGGGACTGCCGTGTTCTTCCGCAGCTCCACGCGCTGATGTGGGGCCACAAGCAAGGAGTATAGGCTGCTATGTCTAAGACCGTACGGATCAAGCCGGGCCCGAAGAGTCCGGTAGTCGAGCGGGTCAATCGGCTCCTGGAGGAGCAGGCCCAGAAGATGGTCGACCCTCGCTACGAGGCGATCAGGAAGTTCCTGCCGCAACTGCCCTACCAGAACTGGCAGAGCGCTAAGGGCCTCCTGGAGTCGGCTCTCTCCCTCCTCGGGATGCAGCAGAGCCGAGACAACATCGAGACGCCGGCTCGCTTCCTGCAGTACATCGGCGAGTTCATCAACCCCTCGCACGACCCGAGCTCGGTGGTCGCCCTCTCAGAGGTGTTGGGCAATCCCTTTCCTACTCCTGCTACCGAACGGGACGGGATTGCGGGTATGGTCGTCCAGACGAACATCCCGTTCCGGATGGCTTGCGGTCACCACCTACTCCCCGCAATGGGGCACGCTTCGATCGGGTACATCCCACGTAACTTGGTAGTCGGGCTGTCTAAGCTCGCTCGCCTGGTCGACTGGGTGGCCACTCGAGAGCCGGGCATGCAGGAGAAGATTGGCAACGACATCGCCGACGGTCTACTGAGGTACCTCGAGCCGATCGGCGTGATCGTAGTGATCTCCGCGGAGCATACCTGCATGGGCTGCCGCGGCGTGGCCTGTCCTGACGTTCCGACGATCACCTCTACCCTCAGGGGGGCCTTCCGTGACAACACCCAAGCGCGGGAGGAGTTCTTCAACCTCATCAGCACCCACCGCCGATAGCGCTCTCGACCTGGCTTGAGCTAAGCGGAGGGTGAAGATGCCAAGGCGAGTCAGACTCCTTCTAGGTTATAACCTCAGTCGGCTCTTCAAGGGAGTCGGCCTCGTGATGCTGATATGCATCGGCCTCTACGGAGTCTGGCTTGTCTTGGTTCCCTTGATACTGGGGGCTGTATGCTTGTGGGGAGTCCTCGTGCTGGAGGATTGCCAGCAGGAGTATGCGCAGGAGCTGCAGGAGCATGACTACCATCGAGATGCCGAATGAGACCCACACAGAGGGTAAGTACCTCATTCGCAGGTTTACTCCTCCAGTTGGCGAGCCTGGGATCATCATCGAGTGGCGAGAAGGCGACGAGCAGTACGCAGTTGCTCGGCAGGGCAATCGCTACTGGATGTACTCCTCCGTACTCATTGGCGGCGCAGTACGCCACGAGGAGTTCGTCGAGCAGTCGGCATCTGAGATAGGGCAGAACATCCTCCAGGCGCTGACCGATGCCGTCGGCTCCTGAAGACCTTCTGAGACACAACCTAGGTGTCAGCGAAGCAGCGGACGCCGTTCGAAGGGCTGCAGAGTACAGAGCCAGCATCGTGTGGTCATGCATCGACCCGACTGAGCAGGCCCCTCTGTGGTGGGTTAAGGGGTACGAAACCCTGGAGCAAGCCATACAGGAACACTGGAGGGATCACCTATGACACAAGGCATTACTATGACGACCATCCTTGCGGACGACTACCGCAATGACTTCAAGGAGGCCATGAACCCCAAGCGGATGACCCTCAACCCGGCGCCTCTAGCGCTGAAGCTGATTGAGGAGGCCATCGAGGCGGCCCTCGCTGCCGGCATCAAACTAGAGCAGGTCGAAGCTGCCTGCCAGATCTTCGTCGGGCGGGAGAAGCTTCGGCTTGATCCGACTAAGGACGGCATCTTTAACTACAAGGCTGCCCGCGATGAGCTGGCCGACTGCGACATCGTCCACCGCACGATGCGAGGACTACTCGGCATCAGCGACGGCCTCCTAGGGGAGTCGGTGATCGAGAAGCGCCTGGTGAACCGCAACCGCCTCTGGCGCGTCAACGAGTTCGGAACCCTCTCCAACATGGGCCTCAAGGATGGTTAGCCGATGGTATTACTGGGCCCTAGCCGGTGCTGTATGCGGCATCACACAGGCCATCATGACGGATATCCTCCACCGGCTCTTCTAGGAGACTGATACCATGCCGGAGTATTCTGCCCAGATCATCAAGGACTCAGTCAGCCCTGATGGGTACCGACTGACTACAATGCGCCTGCGCTACTGGCGCGCCATCCATGACGAGTTGATGACGCACCGAGTGTTCACCCGAAATGCCAGCTCGTCTCGCGCCGTCCCTGTGGTCAAGATGATTGAGGAGGCGCAGCGCGACGACTTGCGTGCCGGCCCAATCGAATGGCACAAGGATCAGAAGGGCATGCAAGGCACCATCCCGCTGATTGGTGCCGAGGTAGACGAGGCTAAGCGGCAGTGGCGCCTCGCTGCCTGCGATGCAGCCTCTCGAGCCTCGTTCATGGTGAATCGGGGGCTGGGGCATAAGCAGACGATCAACCGCCTCCTGATGCCCTTCACCCACATTAACGTCCTGGTAACGTCAACCGACTGGCAGAACTTCTTCGGGCTCCGACTAGATTCGGGGGCTGCTCCTGAGATGCGACTGCTGGCGCAGAACATGTGGAAGGCCTACATCAGCTCCTCCCCCAAGCTGCTCCAGCCTGGGCAGTGGCACTTACCGTTCCTGGATGATGAGGATCTTAGCCCTCTGATGGATGCCCTCGGAGGGCTTCGGCAGGAGAGGCTCCCGACGGGAGCTGACTTCATGGAGCTATGCAAGAAGGTCTCTACGGCTCGCAATGCGAGAGTCTCGTACACGTCATTCGAGACGGGACAGCGATCTGAGCCCGCGGCGGATATCGGCCTGCATGATCGCCTCGTCGGCTCACGGCCCTTGCATGCCTCACCGGCAGAGCACTGCGCCACCCCTGACAGTAAGGAGTGGGACCCTGAGATTGGCTCGATGTGGGAGCATCGTCAGGAATGGGGTAACTTCTACGGCTGGAGGCAGTACCGCAAGGCGCTCCCAGGGGAGAATGCCGCGGCGCTTCCGCCGGAGTATGAACAGGAACTCGAGGAGTACATCCACAAGGAAGAGCAGCGTCTCGGGTTCCGCCTGCGCCTACGTTAGTGCGAGTGCAAGTGCAGTCTGGTTTGGATTGGTTAACATGGAGGGCCGATAACATGGGGAAGTATGCACCGGTAGCGCCGTACCCACTGCTCAAGGATCTGGCCAGCAGGCAAGCCCTAGAGCGGTATCACTTGCTGCTCGCCCATGAGGTGGCAGCTCACCCGTACGAGTACAACTCGGTCATCCCGGGGGACTCGTTCATCATCATGGACAACTCAGTCGTCGAGCTCGGAGCGCCAGTGAGCTGGGACATTATGTCTAGAGCCATTAGGACCTTCGAGGCCTGCCAGATGGCTGTCGTCCTTCCCGACGTCATGCTAGACAGTGCGCAGACTGTCGCTATGTCTCGACAGGCAGCGAACATCTGGATGCTCCCTCCGAACAGCTGCTACATGGCAGTCCCTCAAGGCCGCACGTTTGATGAGGTCGTCAACTGTGCTCGAGCACTTGCGGGGATCCCTGGCGTAGGGTATCTTGCAGTGCCCAAGTGCGTCGGAGACCTCGTCGGAGGCCGATCGCAGCTGGTGGAGGCTCTCTCCAACATCCAGCTGCCGATCCCGATCCCGGGAGCTCATATCCATCTGCTCGGCTTCACCGACAACCTTGAAGACGACATGCGCTGCTGCCGCATGGATGCGGTGATGGGCATCGACTCGGCGGTCCCTATCCGTATGGGTATGGCTGGACACTACATGCACCTGGAGATGAAGGGTGACTACGCAGGTAGGCGCGGAACCTTCTGGCAGGACTACTCAGCCCCAACCTCCAGGCTGACCCGCCAGGCGCTGCAGAACGTCCACATGATTCGTACGTGGGCGTCACGCACCTACGGCCTGTAACAACACACTACCACCTGGCGCCCCGACGAAAGGCCGCTGACCAATGCCTGTCACCGATGTAGTCGTCCAGAATGCCGTAGCTCCTGAGCAGCCGAAGATTATCCTCGCAGGGCCGAAGCCGAACCACCCCTCGGTGATAGGCAAGTGCGAAGGATGTCCTTACGGTGGGGGGAGATGCGGGTCGAGAGGGAATCCTGCAGCTCCTATCGTATTCATTGCAGAGGCTCCGGGAGCACAGGAGATTAGGTGGAAGCTGCCACTCGTCGGGCCGTCAGGTAAACTGTTCTGGGGTACCTTCCCCAAGAGCCTCAGGGAGTGGGGAATCTCGCCAGAGGATGATGTACTGATCCTGAATGCTGTTCAGTGCTTACCTCCCCGAGTCAAGAACGACGCAGCTAAGACTACCGCAGCCATCTCCAAGGGAGCCACAATCTGCCGTCCGCGCCTGTTGCAGCAGCTACAGGAACACCCTAGGAAGCTGATTGTAGCAATGGGGAATCACGCCACGCGCTCAACTCTGGGACTGGCGGACTCCAAGATTACTCAGATCCGTGGGCAGCTGATACCTTCCCCGCTGGCCGAGATTGGCGTAATCCCCGTACTGCATCCTGCGGCGCTGCTTCGGGGCACAGGTAACTACAGGCAGTTCAAAGAGGACCTAGCCTACGCATTCGACCTCCTGAGGGGACTGCCGCCCAAGAAGCCGATCGAGTCTCGCTGGCAGATCCTAGACAGCGAGGGTATGATCGCCTACGCAGTGAACAACGTCCTGCTTCACCGTAAGGAGATTGCCTGTGATACAGAGACTGGTGGATTTGATCCTCTCCTTCATGAGCTGCTCTGCCTCACCATGTGTGCCGATCCTGAACATGTATATGTGATTCCAGGGCCGCTAATCGCCAAGAGCGCCTCTCTCCGGAAGCTGTTCTCCCGCGAGGACATTCGCTTCACCTGGCAGAACGGCAAGTTCGACATGCGCTTCATGCGGCGCGACGTAGGAGAGATGTGCCGAGTAGACGATGACACTATGCTCATGTCGTATGCTCTGGACGAGCAGGGAGGCATTCACGACCTTGAACAGATTGCCGGCGACCTGATCGGAGCACCGGATTACAAGCATATGTTGAAGCCATACCTACCGAACAAGCAGACTTCGTACCGCGTAATCCCTAAGCCTGTCCTGTATCACTACGCGGCACTTGACACGACTAATACGCGGCAGATAGCCCAGATAATGCTACGCCGCATCATGGATGACAAGCATACTAGTAAGGCCTACCGCAGGGTGCTTATACCCGCATCAGAGTTCCTGTACTGGATTGAGAAGTACGGCATCCGGGTTGATACCAAGAAGCTGGATAAGCTCCACCTGGAGTACATGGGTAATGCAGATCTGGTTAAGCAGGGGAAGATCCCCCCTGAGGAACTGGTAGTAGGTGAGATCCCGGAGGCCCTAGCTAAGGTGCAGGAGGCAGTCCGCGCTATGGGGGTCAACCAGGAGATCAATCCTGGTTCGTGGCAGCAGGTAGCCTATATCCTGTGGGATGTCCTGAAGCTCAAGTCGCCTTGGGGACTAGGCAACAGATCGACCGACAAGTTCGTCCTAGAACGTATTCCGCAAGTACCCTTTGTCAAGGCGCTTCGTGACTACCGCAAGGCCGCCAAGGCTTATGCAACGTATGTCAAGGGGATCCGCAATGCAATACGCATTGATGGCCGTATTCATGCTACATATAAGATCCACGGTACCCGTACCGGCCGGCTATCTTCGGCAGAGCCTAACATGCAGAACATTCCGCGCGGTCCTAGGATCCGTGGGGTATTCTGGGCTGGGCCCGGTAGAGTATTCATCAAGGTGGATCTTAACCAGGCTGAACTCCGCTCGCTGGCTCTCCTCTCGGATGACCCCTTCCTCAAGCCGCTCTACATTGAAGGGATTCGTTCTCTGCATGACGAAGCTGCCAAAGACGCATACCCGGCCTATGACAAGACCAAGAAGAAAACGGAGCCGCATGAGTCGTGGCTGATGCGGGCGAAGGCGGTGAACTTTGGTATCGTATACGGGCGAGAGGCTGCGAGCATTGCAGAGGAGTTCGGCATCCCTCTGGCTGAGGCCCAGCATATCATCGACCGGTGGTTCATCAGATCACCTGGGGCTAAGGCATTCATCGACGAGTGTAGGCAGGCACCTCTGAACAACCAGACCCTGATTACGCCGTTCGGCAGGAAGAAGCGACATCACGTTGTCACCGTCGAGAACCTCCATGCTCTCCAGAACGAGGCTAGCAATTTCCCTCATCAGTCCATTGCCTCTGATATTTGCCTCCTGGGGGCGGCAAAAGCCAGACCCATCCTCAGACCTTTTGACATACATCCTGTTAACGTTGTGCATGATGAAGCTATGTTCGAATGCCCCGACCACGTGGAGCTCATCTCCTGGGCGAAGTTCGTCATCGAGCGCTGCATGGAGTCTATCCCCATCGAGTGGGGGCTCACCGGAGTGCCGTTCAAGGCAGAGGGCGACGTTGGAGAATACTGGGCTGTATACCGAGACTCCAAGGAGCACCCCTATGACTACACTCCCCCCGACCCCTCCAACCCACTTGCGCCTCCTGAATGGCTCAGAAGGTTCCTGCATGAGTCCCCCAACTATCCCACCCCCGAGTTTGCGAGACCGCACCAGGAAGTATTGGCTGGTTAGCCTAGCCTGGAACAATAGACGTCAGGCGCCTGATCTGACTGTGGAGAAGGCTCTAGACCTGCTCCGCGACGCCATGGGAGATGACAAGCTAGGCGACTTGGTAGCTAGACTGCGTAACCAGGTAATCATCCTGAAGAGGAAGGGCAAGTAATGGCAAATGTAATCGGCAACCACAAGTGCGGCAACTGCTTCTGGGGTAAGGTGCAGCCTGGGAGTGTCCCAGGGCAGACTCCTGACATGTCTCAGCGGCTCTGCAAGCGCAACCCCCCGCAGAAGACTACTGTGTTGATTCCGTCTCCGAAGCCGCCTGGGTTTCAGCTGGTGGACTCTCATGGCTGGCCTACCGTCAAGGCGACGGACGAGGCCTGCGGCGAGTACAAGGACTCCCGCCAGAATTCTCTGGCGGCAACCTGAGGAGCTAACCTGCCTATGAAGATCTACCTTGCAACCAGCTGGAAGAACCCGTACTACCCTCGGGTACTCCAGGAGCTGAGGAGCCTTGGCCATGAGGTCTACGACTTCCGCGACCCGGAATATGCCTTCAAGTGGGACCAGGTCGGATTATCTGAACAGCGTCCGCTCCCACTGTCGGAGTACATCCGCGGCCTTGAACATCCTCGCGCTCGCAAAGGCTTCAAGCGAGACATGGATGCTGTTCGCTGGTGCGATGCCGTGGTGGTGCTTCTTCCTAGCGGGCGCTCGGCCCACATGGAGTTCGCCTGGTGCATCGGCGCAGGCAAGCCCGGCGTTATCTTCTGCCCGCAGACGTCGATCGGAGCCCTTGCTGAAGTCCCGGCGATCGACGACCCGGACCTGATGTACTGCATGGCCGGTGAGCCGCGGGATATCTTCGTCCACACGGCTCTTCAGGCACACGAGCGGCTTACGTGGGCTCTGCTGAGCAAGGAAGGTACGGAGGCTCATGAGAGCCTCCGTACTCGCCCTGGAGTTGACTAGTTCTTGACGCCAAGGGCTGCTCGAGCGGAAGCGAAGTACTTCTCCCGTTCGGGCAGCCCATTGAGGCCACCGTTGATCCTTCGGGTGGTCGCTTGAAGATCGCCCTTGCAGTCCGAGAGCTTGCGCTCCTTCCAGAACCAGGCTGCTGAGAGCGCGGCATTCACCGGCTCCAGAAGCAAGTCTGGATCCTCGACGAGATCTAGCTTGAGCGCCTCGCCGCACTTCTTGTAGTTCGCCTTACCTGTGAGTTGGAAGATACCGCGACCTCGATACTTCCAGCCGTCACCGGGCTGATCGTTGCCCAGATCTTCCCTGAAGCCGTAGACGAAGTTGGCGATCTCTACCGGCTTCCGCTGCACTCTCCGTCCTGACTCGTGTGGGGAAGGTATTCATCAGCCCCCGCCACGAGTAGTTGAGGTTCTCGACCAGCCTGGAGAGCTCGACGGACTCGTGAGCTGCCTGAGCTAAGAACATGGCTTCCAGGAGGGGTTTCCCGTCAATCGCCGCGTAGGCGAAAGCCCGGCTAAGCGGATCAAGCCATCGATCCAGATGGGGATTCGATGGCATGACCTGCTTCAGTTGTACGACCGAGAGCGTCATCAGTCCTGCTTGTTGGCCTCTGAGGCGTCCCAGTCTTTGCCGACCTGAACCGCCTCGTCACGAGTCTTCAGCCAGTCAGCCCGCATCTGCTGGCGCTCTTCCTCGGTCGGCGGGTTCTCCCCAAGGAGACGCTCGAGAGATCGAGACATAACCGGCAGAGCTGAGATGGCGCCAGCAACAGCAGCTCCGTACGGCGGAGCTATTGCAGACAGTGCAGGAGTGATCACCGAAGAGGCGACCGGGTTCTCCAGCACGCTTAGTGCGTCACTGATCTTCATGCTGATCCTTCCTTCTACTGTAAGACCGTAAACGGCCCGGCGCGTTCAGCGGGCGGTCGGGTCGCAGTGTTGGTGGGTTTGATTTGGTCGGACCTCCTATTTCGGGGTCGGGACAGGAGTGCTCGGAGTGATCCCCTTCCGAGCAAGCAAGGCCCAAAGTTGCTTGACGCCTTCGTTCACGACGACCTTGATCAGGACGTCCGAGGTTGGCGGTTCCTCACCCTTCTCGCAGATCTCCGCACCAATCACCCGGCGAGCGTAGCCGACCTGCTTGCGCTCGCTGGCGTCAAGCTTGCCGGCCTCGTTGAGGGGGATGATGTGCTTCATGGCTTTGTTGTAGCCAGTGCACCCCAAGATGGCCGTCTCCTGGACGACCAACTCGCGGCGGTCAGGATCTCGGAGGGTATCGCACCCGACAAGGAGGATACCTCCCCCTATCAGCACGACCGGGATGAGAGCCATCCCGATGTATTTACGCACCGTCATCGTCATCGACGCCATTGGCAGTCTCCTTCTGAGCGGGCCGTTCGATAGGCTTTCCTGTCAGCTGAGCCCGCTCTTCAGCTGTCCAGATGCGCTTGGGAGTAGACGGGATGTAGTGCGTCAGCAGTGCCTGAACTACCGACTGGAAGTAGGATAGGCAGCCGGCAAGCAAGCAGCTAGCCGCCGTGGCCGTTTCCATATCCATGTCGTAGCCGTGAGCTCCGGCCGCCCACTTAACGACTGGAGCGAAGGGTATCCCGGCGGCACAGCCCGCGACGAATCCACCTACGGAGCCCAGTACGATTGCCCGATCCATCTTGTGCGCATCAGGATCCTTAGGCAGTACGGGCTTGGGTTCACTTGACATTCAGCAGCTCCTTTAGGCTAGGGAAGACTCGAGTTGCAGCCTCACGGATAAGTTCGTCAGCAGGCTCGAATTCATCGCAGCTGTCTGAAGGCTGGCGAAGTTCTCCCCTAGACGAGCATCGTGACCGCTCCTTATCGAATCCTATGCAGTTCCTGCACTTGCGTGCGAAGTCATGGTAGTCTTCATCCTTCCTAGGCATTAGTCGACCCCCCGCTATTCTCTGTCCCACCAGACAGCTGGCTCTTCAGGAACCTGATCTCAGCCATCAGCTCCTCGATCCTAGACGCTGCCTGGTTCATAATTCGGTTGGCCTCTCGTTGCTCTTGCGCTTGTTGGTCGGTTACATCCTCCAGCTTCATCTCCAGTTGCTTGATCCACACCTGCATGGAGACGATCGCCTGCGAGTACTCAGCTAGGCGACCCCCCTTTCCTCCCGACATCCTTGCGTAGGCCGCAGCATCTTTAAGCACCTCCGCAAGGCTTCTCTGAGCTGCCATATCATCTCCTCAACTAAGCTGGGCAGCCGTTAGAACGAAGCCGTACGTTAGGTACTCTACGGTAGCGGATCTTCCCACCCACGAGTCATTGACGACAAGTGAGGAGTAGTTGCGCTAGACCAGTACTCCAACTGGGACGAGGTATTCGTGCGGATGCCACTCCACTGGCCGTACATAGTGTCGCCCGATCCAGTAGATGGGCCAGACAGCCTTGTACTTGGCCCCGAGTTGGGTAGCTGGTCTCCGGCACTGGGAGTCCGGAAGTTCATCAGACCGTTCTGGCCGCTTGATCCGGAGCCGTTCTGGAACAGACCGAAGGGGATCGTCACAAACCCCACAGGCGTGAGAAGAGTCCAGGCAGTCCAGGTAGCTGAGACGCCAGGAGCTGCATTGAGATCCAGGCTCGGGACGTTCCACCAGAACTTGTTGCCCAGATTGGTGAAGGCTTTAATGACACCACCCGAGTCACGGTAGATCGACCCACGGCGGCGGAAATGTGTATATCCTGCCGGCTTGTTCGCCGCGGAGGCTGAGGTGTCGAAGTAGTAGTCCACCGCTCCTGTGGTGTCATTCCGGATCATGTAGCAGTGGTACCATGTCGAGGTAGACAGCGAGACTGCTGAAGCTCGTCCTCCCTGATTGGTACCTGCGGCGAACGTAGCATCGAGTCGCTTAGTCATCGTTGCCAGGTTCTCCATCAGGTACGCACCTGTGGAGTCCACCATAGCACCAGGAGCGAAGTCGATGTCGTTCGTGGCGTCGCTCACGTTGTTCGATAGATCACCGCCAGACCAGAACCCTCGCGGAGTGACTAGAGTAGCCGTTCGGGCTCTATTCGTGCTGGCAATAAGCCGCCATATCTCGATCCAGTCAGCGCCATCGTACATCTTCAGGATGTGGTTATCTGACAGGTTGTTGTCGTACCAGAACTGAGCCTGAACAGGTGTATCCGCACTCGGAGCTGCAGCTCCTGAGTTGTTGGACCGTAGAGCGGCCAAGGCCGTATTGATGTAGCCCTGCTCCTGTAAGCCCGTGATAGTCCCCACGACAGGGAGGATTGTTGAGCCTTGTGACATGTGACCCTCTGCCTCTAGTAGCCTTGCGCGACGATGTCGCAGGTTCGAGCGACGCCTGTGCCGCCCGAGTCGAAGACCCTCACATTGACGCTTGTGAGGGTAAGGGAGCTGATGACGGGAGTGTCCCCCGCGGCAGCATTACGTATGTTGACCTGGATCAGGGGGACTACAGCTGCATTCGGGCCTCCATTGAAGGGAGTCGGACTCCCTCCGTTAGGCGTGAACGTGATTGTAGTCCCTCCGGCAGCAATCGACTGTCCCATGTAGTGATCTACGCGGTCGGGAACGTCCACAGTCACAATCAGCTCGTCCAGCACAGCCTTGGAGATGCCGTCTAGAGACTCTAGCTGCATCCTGACCTTGACCTTCTTGAAGGTGTAGGCTCCTGTGGTGTACTTCTGATAGGCTGCGTATGTCGTCCCATCCTGGGAGAGAGCGATCTCCGGATAGACGTTGACTGCTCCTGACAGACCGAAGATGAGCAGGTCTGTCATTCCTAAGAAGTCGTTAGCCGACAGGAAGTCCTCGTCGGGAGACACGCCAAAGGACGTATAGTCTATCAGCACCAGAGAGGTCTGAACCCGTCCCTGATCAATCCAGTGCCCGCTAGGCAGCTCGTAAGAGCCGTTCCCCATTGAGCCCGAGTTCAGGAGGTCAGGCTCCGCTAGGAAGTCCGCGATGTCTAGGAAGTTACCATCGTACGAGGTCTCGACATTCCCCGAGATGATAACTGCAGATCCTCCTAAGGTTCCGGTCCACCCGGTTGCGCCTTCATCCCAGCTCTCTAGGACGTTGGTAGCCAAAGCTGAGCCTGTAATGACGATCGAAACCGGCGTCTCCGAGTAGATCAGGCGATCTGGTACCGGCTCAGCGACGGCTGCAATCCAGTAGGTCCCGTCACCCTGAGTCATGAACGGCGGATGTGCTTGGCGCGCTATGAACTGAGACTGCTCCCAGGTCGGGCCCTTGCGGAGCTCGTACTGGATCACGCGGAAGTCAGTAATCTCGTCCCAGGTGAGGTGGGTAAAGGTGCCGATGAAGACCGACCGGAAGTTGGGAATATCCGCCGGAGGATAGAGGAGAGCAGCGCCAGTAATCTTGTAGGAGTACTGCTTAGCATCGGCAAGAGACTGCAGGCCGCCGCCGAACTGGTTGTAGGAGCAGAACTTAACGTAGATCGTCTGGCCGATCTGGTTTGCGGTGAACGGGATCTTGAAGATTGCCTCGTCCAGCCGGATGAACCTCTCACCTGCAAGATGCGCGACGTTATCAGTACCATACTGGCCTCGAATTAGCTGCGACAGCGCGTAGCGGTTCGTGCCCAGCAGGTTCGCGTTAACATAGGACAGGAGCTCGTTGCCGATCAGGGAGATAGTACCTCCAGCTAGAGCAGCATCGACGTCAGCGCCTACCAGAGTGCCTCGAGACTCTGTGAGGTTGACGTTAGCGGTATTCGATTGGTCATAGTCCTGTGTGGCGGCGGGTAGTGCGTTCTCGATGGTCCCCATGCGGGCCCCATACGATATATGCCCGGCTTGCTGGAAGGTCGCGCCATCCGTGGAGATGTATACGTCGCACGCTCCCCAGTTCGCGTTGGGGCCGCTGACAGCGGCCCATACCTCAAGGGCTCCGGCTAGCGAGTACGGCGGCTCGAAGAACTGGGGGATGTTGACGCTTGGGGCTTCCGCATTGTAGTCTACGGAGAAGCCTTGACCGTCATTGAAGTCGAACCGCGGAGGAGCTCCTGTCCCTAGAGGCCACTCCTCGGCTTCAAAGGTGAAGGTGCCGTCATCGTTCTCCTGGATGGAGTTGATGGAGACTAGGGTATTATTCAACCCCAGGTTAGAGTCGGTCAGGCCGACCAGATCGAGCGGATCCAGAAGGACATATCGTCCGTCTAGGGTGAAGGTGTAGGTATTTCGAACTCCCTGGCGAGACAGCTGCAACTGTGCGCTAACCTTACCAGCATTCATGTCGCAGAACATGTGGGCTTGCTGCGAGCCTGAAGTGCGTCGACCGTACGTATCAGCTGCCGCCTGGTCAGTCGCCTCCACCATGGAGGGGTTGTACTTGTTCGCCCTGTTCAGGACCTCCAACTGCACCGTGTTGATCTGATCAGCCGGGCGCTTGCGGGTGAGGGTGACAGGATCCTCGCTGTCGCTGGTGATGATGTAGTCATCATCATTCAGGCTGTACTGCCCTGCTGATGGCGCCGTATAGGTATAACCGTTAGCCGACTTGGATTGAGCTCCGTACGGTACCAACCGAAGAACGCCGCTCGAGAACACGAACTCTGCGTTGGTGTTCTTGGCAATCTCCGCCAGAGCCTGAGATGCCTGAATCTGCTCGGTGTAGGCAGGCGAGATCCAGAGGCCTACGGCACCGCAGTAGTTGCGGTAGTCGGTGAAGTCTCCGATCCTGGCTTCAGGGAATCCTGCGCCGCAGATCCTGTCTGCAAGGAGGTTAAAGACTACCTGAGACGGATCCGCATCCGGGACGCCTGCAACGAAGGCAGCTTGGAATCGGCCGAAGACCTCGAAGTTGTGGTTAGGTAGCTGGGCTGAGGATCCCAGATCATAGGGGGCTCCAGCTACGTACGCGATTCCTGAGTACGGGCGAGCCTCATCTGGGTGAGTAGTCTCGACGTAGGGCCATGCAGACTGCGTGAAGGAGCCATTGAACTCGTTGAGGTTCAGAGCCGATAGGGTAGTCTCCGTCTTGGATGCCCATACAGTTCCAATGCCGGCGATCTGTCCCTCGCACAGAGCTAGGATGACAGCGCAGTCATAAGTGTAGGTAGTGCCCCCGCCTCCTGATCCGCCCTTACCACCACCGCCTCCACCGACTACGCCGCCCTTACCTCCACCCCCTCCTGCCGGAGCCTGAGCATGTGCATGCTGGCGAAAGTCGTTGTACCAGATCAGGTTAGGAGCTACACGAGTGCGGCCATAGACGATAGGGATAACTTTGCCGTAGGTAGACGACTGCAGCTGCAAGCCTGCGACGGCAGGAGCTGCCTGTGCCTGCTCGGGCTTCTTGCCGCGTAGACCGAGTAACCCTGACATTCAGCACCATCCCTTGTAGCGGAACAGTTTCATAGGACGCTCCGAGCCATCCCGCTCGTGCGTCAAGAACTTTGCCTGCTCGAGGTTTTCCTCTAGCACTGGCCGGCGAGCATAAGCGTGGATCACGTTAGGCCACGAGCTCACCAGAGCACCGTGAGAGAAGCACTTGCCGAACTTCCATAGCACCACATCGCCCGGAGCGGGATAGTTACCCTCCAGAGGGATTTCGGACGCGTGCAGTACGACTCCCGTGATATAGCGCTCGGCCTCCTGATGCAGCATGAAATCCGGTGGGTAAGGAGGGACCTCTACATCCCGGAGTACCCCAGCCTCTTCATAGGCAGCGACAATCAACTGGATGCAGTCGACACCTGATCCCTTCACCCTAGCGCGGTGATGGAAAGGAGTGCCGATCCAGGATCGAGCACACTGGATGACTAGCATCCTCTGGTCTATGCTGTTGGAAGCAGGCTGTTGCGGCTGTTGCTGCAGCATCATGTCACACCGCGGTCTCAGGGACTGGGATGAATGGGAAGCCGCGATAACGGGCGGTATTAGAGAACTTGGCGCACCCATTACTGCCGAATGTCTTATCACACCCTGGGTAGGTGGTAAAGGTATCAAACGGGCTAGGAGCTGAAGGGAAGGGGTTAAGCAGCTCGATATGCGAGCCCCACCGCACGATTGTGCGTGATAGACCCGATAAGGCTCCGGAGGTCATCAATACCTTACCCTGCTCCCAGTACTGGGAGATTGAGGGGTTGGGCGCCTCGATCTCCCATACACTGGCGGTGATTACGGTGCCGTTGTGGGCAAGGGGAGTCAGATTCACACCGCAGGCCGGGTCTCCTAGGCTGTTGACGCAACCCGGAGTATAGACGTTCCGAGGAATATCCTGGTTGAGCAGCTCTACATGGGAGTTCACGGTGAAGGTGGCTACAGAGCGTGAGGCGCTCACCTCAGCTACCCTACCGACGAACATTGACACGGTACCAGCTACAACAAACGTCAGCCCGTTCATATAGCCGTAAGCTCGGCTCATCGATAGGTCAGCCCCATCGAACAGTCCTAGCCTGACGCAGTTGAGGAACGTATTGCCGAAGAGTGTAGCGGAGCCGGGGATGACGTCAAAGGTGAGAGTACTGACTTCCAGCCCCTTCTTCCAGTTCACCCTAGCGCGGCGCGAGGACCTATCGATGTACGGCCCAGTTACGCCGCCACACAGGAAGTTGTATGCGCCTGCGGAGATATCCTGGTCGAAGTTCGTATAGGCCGCTGAACCCCCTCCGACGAACTGGAAGGCGAACAGATCAGCTTGGACCCACTGACGGGACTCTAGTAGGTCGATCACTGCAGCGGAAGCCGATTTCATGGCTGCGCCCTCCGTAGGGCAGTGCGGAGCACCATTGGCTGCTTAGCTTGCGGATCATCACCCGCCGGGTCTATCAGCACACGATCAGGAGTCCCGTCCGTGTGGAACATGTCGAGGTCGATCCCCATCTCCCTCCGGATCGCCTGCTTAACCTCGTCTCGGGTGTAAGCCTGCACCAAGGCAGTTGCTAGGTCACATCTCTCCGAGGTTACGTTTACCATCCATAGCCGCATGGCAGTTACCTACTTCAGGCTGATGAACTTCACGCCGTCAGCTGCCCACAGCTGGTGCATGAAGTTCTCGAAGGTTATCTCCGGGTCTACGAACCGGCAGCCCCAGTAGAAGTCGAAGGTCGCAATCAGCGCAGCCCCATTCGCGGGAGCGGAATTGAATCTGATCTGGCCTTGCGTAGCTCCTGCATTAAGGCTTCCGTCAGCTCCCCACGAGCTGACATTGTAGGCTACGGTAGGAGTCCCCGCCACGGTAACTGGTCCAGGAATCAGTAAGCTGCCGTCGTTCTTCGGAGCCAACACAGGCTCGACGAAGCCTCCGAATGTGCGGACTAGCTGCCAGATGGTTTGACTGCCATTACCTGTTCCGAACTGTTGGGCTACCGCCTGATAGTCTGCAGCGTCCTGGTACAGGAAGCTATCAAACTGCCCTTGGCGGGCATTGAAGAAGCCCAGGAGACTGGCGAGATCCTGGTTGGTGGGAGTCTGCCTCAGGAAGTCGAACTTCAGGGTCCATTCGTACCTGGGGTAGGTCCAGCGAGCCTGCCGAGCCTCCTTGCCTGATACGTTAGTCTGTATCTGCGTAGACCACATAGGCTTACGCTGTACGGACCAGCCCAGACCTAGCAGAGTGGGGAAGATTGCGGTTGACATGCTACGTCCTCGAGTTCCGCATGTACGGACTAAAGTTGCGCATTGCTAGCTGCACCTTCCGGGCGATCTCATCTGGAGACGCGTTGGTGCCATGCACTTGTACTAGAGGCCCATTGACAGTCACAGACCGAGTATCTCCTCCACCCCCACTCATGGCGGCTGGAGAGTCTCCAGAGAACTGCCCTTTGGTGATCATCGACCGCAGCGGAGTAGCTATACCTGCAGGCAGGACCATCTCGTTCTTGTGCAGCTGAGCAATCTGATCTCCCGGGACCTTACCCCAGCCACCCTCCGCCGAAGCAATCGAGGATCCCACAGCCATGACTGCGGCGAGAGCGCCCGCAGCTGCTGCCGGAGCTAGGAAGGGCCCGACGTAGGGGATGGCGGAGATCGCCGCATACACGTTGGCGAAGGTCTCATAGGCCTTGATGGCGATATGCTTCAGAGCACTGCCTACAGTGATGAGGAGGCTCTCAGCGGCGCCAGCCTCTTCTGCGCCAGTCCTCGCGGCAACTCCTCCTACAGTAGCTGCTGTCTTGGATGCCTCAGCAATCTGGTGCGCAATGGTAGTCGCTATGTCTCCGCTGACCTCGACGCCCGTCTCTGCTGTAATAGCTCCCATGCGGATGGCAATAGCCGTCAGTGTAGCATTAGTCTTAGCGGTTTCAGCGGCCAGGTGAGCTGCAACGCTTCCTGCTGCCTGCGCCTGTGCATAGGACTCGCCGACGACGTAATTGATGATCTGCTGGTTGAGCCAGGCCTGGCCCATCTTAACGAACAGCATAATAGTGTTGTCGATCATGTCCGCGATGATCGATCGGAACCCCTCAGCCAGGGTCTGAGACCCACGGAGCATCGAACCAATGCTGGAGTTGAACCCGCCTTCCAGGGACTCCAGAGTCTTCAGCCAGTCCTGACGTGTCTGGCGGGAGACAGTCAGCTGCATGTTCTGCATTGCCTGCTGGAACTTGGCAATCTCCACTACCTGAGCATTCAGAGCCGCAGCTATCTGCGTGGGATCCAGCGCAGCTTCCTGCTGGGCCTGAAGGGTCTCCATCGCCAGGCGGTGAGCCTCGACGATCTGAGCCATCTGCTCTCTGAACTGTTCCGTGCTATCCTGGCCGCCCAGGAGAGACAGCATTGTCGGGAATCGAGCACCCTGAGCCTGCTGGAACCTCGCCAGCTGAACCGCCATCTGAGTCTGGATACTGCTTACCTGCCGCTGAGCAGCCGCCTCCATCTTCAGGATGTCGGCACGCTGCTGAGCTCCTTGCCGAGCAAGCTCAGTCCGCTTCTGCATCTCCTGCTTGTACTGTAGCGTATCCTCGCCGTAGTGCTGCTTGATGAGTGCCAAGATCTCATCCTGAAGGAGTATCTGGGTGTTGAAGTTCCCGCGCAGAGCCTCCTGTTCAGTCCGGATGGCTGTGATCTTCTCGGCTACCTCTCGGTTGGCAGCCTGCCGCTGATAGTTCTCCAGCCGGTTGATCTCTTCCAGGTGCTGTACAGTACCTCCCTTTCCAGCGTCCTCGACAGCCTTTACTCGGCGCTTGGCAATCTCTACCAGCCGGTCGGAGTGATCTCGCTGCCGTTGTTCTTCCTGCCCTAGGATCAGTAGCTTCTGCTGCAGAGCCTGATCGGCAGCCTGGCGCTCTTGCTCGGCGAGCTGCCTACGAGCCTGACGCACCTGAGGGGTTTCAGCCCCTTTGGAGAACTCCAGCTCCAGAGCCAGGATACGCTTAGCCACCGCAACGCGCTTGTCAGCCCAGGCTTGATACATATTCATCTCGGACTGCAGCTGCCCAAGACGCGCCTCGTGTCGGTCTGTCTCCTGTGGGGTATGCAGCAGGCTGATCTCCCGCCGCAAGTTGAACATGGCGGACTCAATCCGATGAATGCCCTCTTCGTCCTCGGCGTTGAGCATAAGGCGCCGTGTGGCTAACTGATTGAGTTCGTCCTGCATAGAGCGCCGCTTGCGCTCTGCCTCTATGTTCCTCTGGATCAGCTCCAGATCCTGCTCTAGCTTGAAGTCGCGAGCAGGGCGATCAGGGACCTGAACCTCACCAATCGAGCGTCTAGCCTCCTTCTCGTCGGTGAAGGGGAGGTCTCCTGCGCCCGCGGCGACTGCAGGCCTGAAGGCCTCGTCCTTCATGAACTCCTTGAGCTTACCTTGAGCCTTAGCAATAGCAAGGCCTTCGTTGTAGAACCGCTCGGTGGCAATCTGGACTATCCGGTTGATCACCTCCAGCTCTCGTCCAGCTTTGGCCATATCCTGGAGCTCGAACTTAGCTCCGGCAGCCTCTCCCGAGAACAGTCCTAGGTTGTCAGCCCACTTGAGGGCTCCAGCTGCTCCATTGTTGAAGGCGGTCACCATAGGCCCGGCGACCTTGTCAGGATCTTCTCTGACAAGCTTAGCCTGAGCCTTAGCTAATTGATCGATCTCCTTGCTGAATGCGGCTGCAGGTCCCTTCAGACCGCCAATGATGATCGCCAGGTCAGCTGCTTCACCTCCCCACATCCTCCAGGTCTTCTTAGAGTCCTGTATCTGTGTACTGATCCCTGCAAGAGACTCCCGGCTGAGGTTGCCGGAGATCAGTAGCTGCCCTGAGGTCTGTCGGATAGCTGCGTGAACGGCCAACCAGTTCTGGGCTACTTGGTAGGCAGCATACCCAACCGCACCTGTAGCCGCTGCCATAATACCAAGCAAGATGTTAGCCTGGCCGAGAGTGCCTACGACGTTAGTGAGTGTGCCTGAGAGGGCTGACCACCGGCCTGCGGCGATTTCATCTGCAATGGCGACGATCTTACGGGAGGTGAACTCAGCGGTGACTCCGGCCTCTCTGAGGGAGGTAGCTAGGTTGTTAGTCTTAACCGTGGTGTCGTTCAGGCTCTTGGCGATGCCACCTATGGCCAGAGCAGCAGCCGCTCCAGAGGTCTCCCGCAGAACGCGGTTGTAATGCTCGGCCTTAGCGGTTGCAGCCTGAAGAGAGTCTGCGAGCTTACCGACCTCCTCCCTAGCCTCCTTCGAGCGAACACCCTGCACCATCGCCTGGACTAGGGCAGCTCGAATGCGAGCAGCCTGAACCTCGGTGTTCTTAGCTGTCGCCTCGAACTCAGAGCGGAACTGGACAGCATCCAGCTTGAGCTGGGCAACCAGATCCGACATCTTGAATTGGGTGGCCATCCTCAGCTGCTCCTACTCTAGCCTATGTGTTTACCGCCGCCGGCCCTTATCTGCTGCAGGATCTTCTCCCACTGTTCTCCCTCAACCTGCGCCCCTTTAGGCCCTTGGGGCACTGTCGACGCGGCCTTAGGAGGCTTGTAGCCCAAGTAACGCGACACTAGGAGTGCGACCGGAGGTAAGTGAGCCCACTGAGCCTTGAGGAGACGATAGCGCCTCAGTGTCATAGTCTCCTCGATGCGGTCCCACGATCCTCCCTCTACCCCCAGCGTGACTAGTTCAGCAATGAGGGGGCCGAAGTCTCCGTCGAACCCGAGCCCATCACCTCCTTCAGGTTCTCCTTCAACTCCGACCCCGGAGCTTCCCCCGTCTTGGCTACCTCGAAGCCGGAAATCTCCAAGAGGCGGTTGAAAACCATCGGCAGCTTCTTCGCCTGATCTAGGGTCAGCTGGTCGGCAATCCCGTCGTACGAGGTATTACCGTGAGCAATGACCAGCACCTTAATGATGATGTCCAGCCGTTGCTGGAAGTTCATGATGGCGACATCCTCCTCGACATCCTGCTCTAGGCGGAGCAGGTCGAGAATCTGCCTGTCGATCTTCCGCATCTCTGCGATCAGAGGGTAGCAGCGTGACAGCTTACCCCAACGCATGGCTTTGAGGACCAACACTCCATCGCCACATTCGACGGTGATTGTCTCGTCATCCTTCCGGAAGTCCTTTTCCGGAGGAATAGTGGGAGTCTGGGCAGACATTCCTTATCCTCTCTGTTGAACTTGAAGACCGTAAACGACTTTGCGGCTTCGACGGGGCGACCGGTCGCAGTGTTGGTTCACATTTGCATAGCACAAAACACTGCGACCGGCCTCCCGACGAGAGCGCGACGGACCGACCTACTAGTTGGTAGGCCCAGTCCACTCGAACACGTTGCCCGCCGAATTGGCGAACGCCGCGAAGTCGAGCTCCGGGATGTTCCAGTCATCCAGCTTGGTGCTGAACGGCGTGATCTTCGAGCTGACGCAGTTGAACAGAGTCAGCACGAGCTCGGCACCGCCGTAGGTGGCGTAGAAGGTAGCCGCCCAAGACGGAGTCACACCCATGAGCTGGTTGGGCATGAGGAGGCCGTTACCGGTGCTGGCCGCTCCGTACTGGTAATCGATGGAGACACTGTTCGTGGTGTCGGCAGCAGCGAAGGTGTACACACCGGCTGCAACCGAGTACTGCCCGGTAGCGGGAGCGCTCGCCACCTTGGTCATCGCCTTGCCCGTCGTGTTGTTGTACACGCCGAGGTCGGTCTCGAAGGTAGCCGAGCCAGTAACCGTGATCTGGTACGGAGTGCCCGGAATGGTTGAGGTCTCGCGCTCCTTGACCCGATTCTGGCCCGTAGTGATCGAGCCGCCGAAGAACAGGTCGTTGAAGTCCTTGACCGAGATATTGGCCATCTGAGCCTTACCCATGATCTGGGTCTTGCCGCGGGCCTGAGCCACCGGGTACTGGTACTGCCCGAACAACGGCTTGATCTCGCCGTCGAAGCTAACCTCGACGGACTGCACCGTACCGAACTTGGTGGGAGTCACGACAGCCGGGGCATTCGAGTCATTGCGGATGCCCCACAGCACTCCTGAGCCGAAGGTATAGGTTTGCGACATGTGCTCTCTCCTTTGCCTTTCCTACGCTGTTTACCGGGGCAGCCGGCTTACGGGAAGCTGATGTTGACGGGAATCATGATCAGGGCCTGACCATCCAGGTCACCTGGTTCGCGCAGGACCCTTCCCTCGATCCAGCAGTTGTAAACTCGGCCGTCAATGGTGAACGTCGTGCCTGCTTGCTGCCCCCCATCAGGGGTGAAGGCAGCTTCGACCGCTTCCAGGAGCTTATTCACTACCTGGTCTCCTACCTCGCCGTCCTGGATCCGGGCGTAGATGTAGATGTGGCCCATCATATCCATGTTGCGAGGAGTACCACGCTGAGTTCGCCGGTGATCCTCCTCATGAGCCGTCAGGAAGAATGCTGGCTGGTCTTCATGCGGAACCTGATCCCACATCTTCAGCTTGCGGCTGAACGTCTTGAATAGGGGGGCCAGGTTCTGCTTGAAGTGAGACAGCAGAGCCTCCAGCACCTGTTCTCGGGGAGTCGGGATCACGAGGAGCTCCTACCTGTGAGGCGCGATGCCTCATTCATTCCGGACTGCACTGCCTTCTCGACCGACTCCATGAACTCAGCTCTCGTCTGCTCAATAGCGCGGGAGATATAGTTCTTGGCGCGGATGGTGGCGCCGGGATGGTTGACGCTCGGAAGTACTTGGCGTGCGATAGCAAACCTGATTCCGGTCCCGCTTCGGCGCATCCACAGGAATGCAAGGGCCTTACGGTCGCGAGGGAAGATTCGGTGAGCTCGGATTCGCCCACCCTCTTCTTGGATCCTAGCGTAGGGGACTCCACGTACACCAAGCTCGACGGTAACCTGATCGTCATCAGCGGATACTCTGGTGTAGAGGTTGGCTGCCAGCCGCCCGCTCTTCGACTGGATGTTCGAGGCTGCAGCAGCCTTCGCCCTCATGGCATACCGAGCCATCTCCAGCCTCAGGTAGTGAACCACCGCCTTGGGAGCAAGCTTGAACTGCTCCACCAAGGTGTCTACCCCGGCGAATGAAGATGAGACCTGGAAGTCTCCGCCTGATGACGAAGGACGCCGCGCCATTACGGGGCGTCCTGCGACAGCGGGAGGATCAGGGTGTACGGCATGAGCTCCCCGCGGTACTTCTCCATAGGATCCATGTCGTACGAGGATGTCTCCTGGCCAGCGAGCGAGGCGCTGCGTATGCCGTACCGCTTGCGGCGAGATAGCAGCTCACCTACCATGTCCAGAGTCACCTGCTCGACAGCATAGGGGACGTACGTGTACAGGATCTGAACAGTTACGCCGTCGTTGGCGGCGGCAAACTCGTACTGCGCATATACATCCTGACTGATCTTGTACTGACCAGCCGCTGGAGTCCCAGTCACCTGGGTGAAAGCGGCTCCCGTAGCCTTGTTGGTGACCTCGACACTCCGCATCCACAGGCCGTAGGTCTGTGCCGGAATGAACTGCCTAGGGGAGGCAATCGTGTACTCCTCAGTAACCGTGTACCCGGCGGCGTAGTCTACTTGACACCATAGGCCTTCCTGCCAGGAGTAGCCATTGAGGATCAGAGCCTGAGGCGAGCCGGGGGGTATACCATCCCAAGCTTCCAGCCTCCAGCCTGGCAGGTCCAGATCGCCCTCTGCAGCCTGTGTGATGGTCTCGTCTCCCGTAATGACCTGAGTCACCTCGAGGACGGGCCAGTTACGGAGCGTAATGCCGTTGGTGTTCTTCCCCTGGAACTTCCTGGAGTACTCCCGGTAGTACAGGGTAGGACGATTCAGGCAGCCAAGGATCTGACCACTGACGCGAGTGATCAGGCTGCGGAGGGTGGCATCGATCGAGGTCGAGTCTCCTCCCAGCCATTCCTTCGCGCGTGCGAGTGTGGTCAGATCGTTGTCAGCCATTAATCTTACCCTCTCCTTAGGTAGTGGGTGGGGAGTTACCCCCACCCACCCATCTCGAACTCGACCGGCCCTGCCCTAGCTGGTCTTGTTCGCGATGTTCGAGATGATGCCCATCGCGAATGGAGCGTACACGCCGAGGACTTCTTCGGCGTACACGCCGTACTCCCGCATGCGGGTGCGCAGCGGCCAATCCATCCGGTAGTAGTCGCGGCGCAGGAGCACCTCGGCCACGTTCGGGACGGAGTTGGACTGGTACCACGGCGGCAGCTTCTCGCACCAGCAGGCGATCGTGCCCGGCGGAAGATCCGGGTGGATCTTGACTGGGATCTTGTAGCCACCGTCCACGGAGAACGGGTTGTAGTAGTAGTCGATCACGCCGCCGGCAACAAGGCCGTAAGCCTGACCCGGAGTGGTGGGCGCTTCGTAGCGGAGCAACGGAGCATTCGTGCCACCGCTCAGGACGGTGGTCGTGATGTTCTTCTGCTCCTGGCTGTTGACCCAGATCACCGAGGGCCCCAACCGGTAGTTGTCCCACATGGTCTGCAGCATCGTGTCGATCTCGACGCAACTGCCGCGGCCGCTCGCCGTAAGGCCCGTGCCGGTGCCGTCCGAGGTGTTGTCCAGCCACCGCACGTAGGCGTTGTTCGCCGCAGTGAAGGCGTTGGTGAGCAGGCCATCGAACGAGTAGTTGGCGTTGCGAGACATGTCACCGGTGATCGCGGTCGCCGCCTGGCCAGTGCCAGCCAGCGGAGCCGAGAACACCGCCTGCGCACGAGAGGTGATCGCCTCGAGCTTCTCTGCCCCCGCCAGGCCGACGTACCAGGCGTAAGCCACTGCACCACGGACTGGAGCGACCGAGCAGCGCAGCTCCTCGCCGATGGTGATCGCCTGCGTAGCGGCAGCCGACTTGTTGGACGAGCCACCGTTCAACGTGAACGTCTGGCCGTCAGCCCCGGTGATCACCTTGCTGGTGGCGACGCCGTTGGCCACTGAGGAGTTCATGTACCCCTCGAAGGACAGCGCGACGACGATCACCGAGTAGGTGGCAGTCGGCAGGGTCTTACCCGTACCACCAGCCGCCAAGGTCGGAGTAGCCGGCGTGCCGAGAGCGAGCGTAGCATTGCCGCCCAGGAGCGCCATCTCCTCCTTCCGCATCATCTTCTGCAGCAGGCGGAAGGTGACCATGGCGTTCTCGTCCTCGAAGCCCTGGGCTGCCGCCTCGGCTTCGAAGGTGAGCGCGTCTTCCTCGCCCATCGTGCGGTAGGCGAATGCCATGTCTTCAGCCTGGTAGCTCATGCGAGCCGACCGCTGACCTTCCGGCACCCAGCCCATCGCATCCCAGCCGCTGCCGGTGATGGCCGTGATCTTCTTCCAGTGAGCCGCATCGCCCGGGTTCTGCCGACGAACGCGCGGCAGGACGTTGCGGATCGGCGTGATGGTCGGATAGAGCATCTTCGCCGGAGCCTGGAGGTCGTAGGCGACCAGGCCGGTGGAGACGGTGACCGTCTTGCCGAGGTTGTCTTGAGAACCCCCCAGGGCTCCCTTCATCATGTCGAAGGTCTCCTTGCTAATGGAGCCTCCTGCGAGCAACGGATGCATACTGTACCTCTCTTAGGTTAGGTGGTGATGGTGATCTAGGGGGTCCCGTCTCCGGTTAGCCCGCGATCGCTACGCCCTGACGGAGGCTGGCCTTCATCAGCAGACGCGCCTGGTCCTCCGGGCTCATGGCGGTGAACTTCTTGTTGAACTCGTCGTCGGACATCAGAGCAGGACCTCCATTGTCCTGCACCTTGTGGACACCGCGCAGCTGCCCCTTCGCAGGCTCAGGCTGCGCGAGGAATGCCGTGACCTTCTTGCCGAGCTCCTCGACCTGCGTGACCACCTTGGTGAGCACGCCTTCGAGCGCCTCGTTCTTCGCCAGCACCTTGGCGATCGGCTCCGGCAAGTCCGGGTTGTCGACCGTCAGATGGCCGCCGGTGACCTTCTTCAGCTCCTCGAGGAGGGTCATGCCCTTCTCGACTGGAGGGGGTTCGGCATCCTTGCGCTTCTGCACTTCGGCGAAGGCCGCAATGAAGTCCTTGTGGATGCCCTCGATCGCCTCCAGGGTCGCTTTGGCCTCGAGATCCTGGTAAGTAACAGCCTTGGCAACCATCATCATCTCGGTGCCAGACATCACCTCTGCAGTCTCCTCGGCGACGAGCTTGCGCAGGAACATGCACAGGCCGTCGATCATCTTCTGGCACTCGTCGACCATGGGAGAGGAATCACCCTCGACGACCTTCTCGTACTCCAGATCCGACTTGAGCCACACCAAGTCGCGGATCATGCAGGCGAGCCGTCCACAGTCGGTGATGTACTTGGAGAGCTCCTTGGGGTCGAAGGACTTGCGTACGCCCTTCTTCTTGTCCTTCTTGCCCTTCTTCTCGCCTTCGCTTGTGTCCTCGGCGGTCTCCTTGGTCTCCTTGGTCTCCGGAGCCATAGCCTTCTCGACGTCGCTGACGACCGTGTCGACCTTGCCAGTAAGCTTGGCGACTTCAGCCTCAGCCTCGATCTTGCGGTTGTGAGCTACGGCTTCGGCCTTCTTGGAGAAGGTCTTGCCGTCCTTCGCCTTCCAGACCTGCTCGGGGTCAGAGGTTGCGGCCTGCTGAGTCCCAGCCTCGCCCTCGCCGTCTCCGTCTCCGCCATCCTTGTTCTCGCCGGAAGCCGGATCGGCGCCCTTGACGAACGCTTCATAGGCCTTCTGGACCTCTGGCTCTTCGGCGACGGTCTTGAAGGTCTTGGTCATCTTCTCCTCAATCCCCGAGCCGACGCCCTTGACGACCTCAAAGGTCGCCGTCGGCAGGCAGGGAAGATCGACCAGGGAGATCTCGGAAGGCGCCGCGGTGTAGCGCTTGAGATTGGGGTTGTTGGCGTCTGGCCAGCGCTTCGCGTAGGAGCCCCCCTGCGAGAAGCCAGTGTAGACACCTTCCTGGACCTTCTCCCACTCACCGTCGTCCACCACCTTGGCACAGATCGAGATGCGCTTGTTGACGTCGTCGAAGTTGATCTCGGTCAGCTTGCCTGCTGCAATCTTCCCGTGCATCGCACGGAGGTTGCCCAACGACTTGCCGTCGGAGGCCTTGGCAATCTCCTCCGACCAGGCCTTGTAGTAGGGGACAGTCGACTCGTAGTCGCAGATCTCCCCCGTACGGTCAGGCGTCTCAGCAGTCGCAACACCGTAGACCAGCCGGTTGACGGCGTCGATCTTGGTGATGGGGATGAACATGTTCAGCTTGGTCACGATGTCTCTCCTATTCTATCGTGGCGTCTTGCAGGGCCAATGCGCGTACAGGTTCTTCTTCTGCCCATCGCTGAGCACGGCAAGGCATGATACGGTATACGTTACGCCACCGATCATGCCTCCGAACTTCTGGATCACAGCCTGATCGGGCAGAAGTGACCGGGGTGATGGTATGATCTGACGTGCCCCCAGTATACGGTCGTTAACATTGGTGTCCTGGCCTGCGTACACCTGGATGCTGATGGTGGCATCAGCAATCGTCAGAGTAGGGCCTATGAACCAGAAGTCGAACGTGACGTTCTCTTCTTCAATCGTGGCATCGATCTCGGACAGGTCAGAGCTCCTAGACATCACTGACCCTCCGTTAAGGTGCGAATTCGGACTGTAGCGGAGACAACTCGGATCCTCAGCTCGGTCGTGACAGTCCGGAGGCTCTCGCCGGTTACGATATACTTGGGGTTGACAGCCAGTGGAGTGAGATCAATCCCCTCGAACTCCAGCTGCCCTAGAAAGCTCACAAGTGCAGTCAGCACTGTCTCAGCCGGAGTGTTGAAGTCTCCTTGGACCCGGAGCACCAGCTCGACAGGACCATTCCACTGAGTCAGAGTGTTCGCAAGGTTCTCGTTCTGTACCAGGAAGTCGGTTAGCGTCGACCTCAGGGCTTCGATCGAGGCCTGGTAGTCCCTATACAGGTTGAACGAGGACTCCACGGGGATCAGGATATCCGTACGCGGCGAGCCCAGGTTCTCTATGGCAGTGATGCCATCCATCGTGATCTGCAGGACCCCCTCGAATTCTAGCTGTCCTGAGTTATCTGCCCTAGGAGTGGCTAGCGATTCTAAGGAGGCCGCCAAGCTAATCTCGGCTGCCCGGAGGATCTCGATCTGCATGCCAGAGGAGGTCTGAGTTGTCGCTGTGCTCTCAGCGGGGAGTGCCTTATCAGACCGAGAGGTAGCCGTAGCCTCTGTTTGCAAGAGGCGATCTAGCTGCTGCGAGGCTAGGCTCTCCACAGGGGTATTGATGTCTTGACGGGGCGTAGACAGATTCTCGGCCTTAAGCGGAGCATCCTGAGCTGGTGAGCTCAGTGCTTCCGTAGGCATCAGTCTGTCAAACCTGGTCGTCATCAACTCCTCACCTTGGAAGCCCATTCCTACCTGCAGCGTCGCTACTGACTCAATCCTCATGAGCGGGTTACTCTGCGCAGCCTCCGTGAGGCCCTCTACTGCCGCTATAAGGTCACACGTAACCGTAGTACCGCCAGCCGCCTGGTCTGCAGCACCACCCCATGAACTTACCCACTGGCCAGCTACACTCGCATCCTCGTCGCGAGCGCCTCCCCAAGAAGATACCCACTGGCCTGCCATCTATGCCGCCTTGTGCGCGTCTACGTAGACAATGGTGCTGGGCTTAGCCAGCACCGGATACAACAGTAGCGGGCCTGCCTCCTGTGGCGTAAAGCTCGGCTTGAGCTTCTGCTTCACGGGGGAGGCGATGCTACCTGTCGACCAGGACGCTGAGCTGCTCTCTTGGTTGGTCGTAGACGGGAAGGCAACGTTTGAGCCGCCGTTATCATTGGCGAAGGTACCAAGCGGGAAGCCTGACGTGCCTAGATACTCGACTTCAGCCCACGCTTCGCCCTCCTTGAGAGTAACCCCGTCAGTGATGGTCTCCAGAGCTGGCGTCATTGCAGACAGCGTCGTGTTCCAGACTGCTCGGCGCAGCTTCTCGCTCGGGCAGAGAGGATACATAAAGCTGGCGTTGGTGCTCTCCATCTGCATTGAGTAAGCCGTACCGCTCGGAGTGGTTGATCCGCCAGTCCTCACGATCGTCGTCTCGACAGTAATGTTGCCGGCGTAGCTGCTCTCCTGGAATCGATAGTTGGTATCGGCGCTGTCGCTGTTGAGGAGGGTGACGACGCCCGAATGCGGCCCGTTCGGCGTACCCAGGACCAGCGGAACTCCGCTGGCGATCTTGCAGTTGTGGAGGGTAAGCTGCAAGTTCCCAGTGTTCCAACGCGCGAGCGAGGCCGTATTGTTGACCCCAGACATATCGACGCCATATACGTCAACAAGACCAACACCACTGTTACAGCGAAACAAACCGTTTGTCGTCGGTTGCGCGTTGGCGATCACAGTACCGCCACGCCAAACCACTCGACACCGCGAGTCGATAACATGCTGGACACTGTTGAGTTCAATGTTGGTGTTGACTAGCTCGACGTACTGCGCCGTATTGTTGTTGCCGCTACCCCCGAATACGTAGTTCGACGATCCAGTCTGTCGCAGCCCCAGCACGCAGTCCACCATCTTGATCCAGCATGCACCAGTCGTGTTGGCAAGGTTTAGGCTTTGGTTTCCACCGACCCCTGACCCCCACCAAAGCTCTACGCCAACCATATAGACGAAGCCGATGATGAACATCCCGCTTCCCGCTGTGGACGTAACTTTCTCGATAAAGCCAGTCGTTACGGCGCTGAACCCTGAAGCTCCGTTCGGCGTTACGGACAGCACTTGGATTGGCGCGGCCATCGTGCCGGCCGCAAACGTGTAGGTCGTTCCGAACGGGTTGCCGACGTTGACCGGGCTCGGGTTCCCGGCATCGCACAGGATGCGGTCGCCAGCTGCAGCCCCTGGGTTGTTCGACAGATGGCGTATCCACAGTGTTGCCTTGGCCCAGGTATCCGGCTTGCGCGCCAACCAGACGACGCCGTTCTGCGTCACAGTCGTCGTGTCGTAGGTAACGCTCGCCGGCCATGCAGGCGTCGCCGTCGATGAGCCACCAGTCGTGCATTCCCACAGGACAGGTCGGGCTACCTCGTTATTGGCGGTGGCGTCGTTGAAGACCGGCACCATGTACTCGCCGGGCGTCCATGGCCGGTTGGAGTACGGGAACTTTGTGGTGTTGTATCCGGCGCCGGAGACGAACCAATCAGCCATTACTCACCCGCCTCGGCCAGGAAGCTGGCCTTGATCTGTGCTTGGCGATCTACGCGAGTACGCAGTGCCGTAAGGGCGGCTGAGGGGTTGTTGAGGTTGAAGATGTTGGCGAGTTGAGCGTTGCTTAAGGTCGAAAGAGCGGCTCCAATACGAACGGCCTCGCGTCCCGTCGCGAAGATATAGCGCTGGCGCACGCGCTGGCGCATCTGGCCGATTGTCGAGTGGTTAAAGGTCGGCACCAAGGAACTCCTCGATGTTGGCCTCGATCTCGACGTCGGCGAGTTGTGCCTCGATCTGCGCAGCGTGCGCAGTAAGTCCGGTCTGAGCATCGTAGTCAGCTGACACCCAAACCGGACCATACCTATGCGCCTTGCCGAGGTGATCGGTGTGCGCCTCGACGAGTCGACGTCGACCGTCAACCTGTGGCGCATCCGCGATCACCGTGCTCTGGACTATAGGCATTAGACAGTCTGCCCTTGGGCCCGGATGGTGGCAGCTCCCTTGTAGGCTGCAGCCCCTGCTGGCAGCAACAGAGAAGCCCACACGCCCAGAGCGTTCGCAGCGGTGCCGCCTCCAGGGATCGCTCCACCGCCCGCAGAGACACTCTGCGATTGCGGAGGTGCTCCTGCCGTGAAGGTAAGGGCACCGCCTCCCTGGTTGGTAGGCAGAGTCTGGCGGTTGGCTGCAGTCGCGTTGTCGTTGAAGGCCGAACATGTGGCAATCTGCAGCGCAGCGCCTGAAGGAAGGGCCGGAGAGATTGCCTGGATTGCGACGGACGCACCTGTGAGGGAGAGCGGCGTAGCATTCTGGTTGGACAGGAAGAACTTCTCGTAGAAGGTGCGAGACGAACCTCCCAGAGCATCAGCCGCCGACGTGGCAAACATCCGAGTTACCGCGCGGATCGGCTGCGGCAGGATGTCGCACAGCACGCCTCGCAGCACCTCGTAGGTGGTGGAGGAGCTGGGAACCGTACCCCAGTCGCGATTGACGTAAGCGACGTCGCCTGAAAGGGCTACGATCTCGCGCAGCTGGAATTGGACACCCGAGGGGGTGTTGTTCAGAATGCGGATGATCATGCCAACGGAGCAGCTCGCGCCGTCTCCGCTCTGGAGAGTGATCGAAGCCGGAAGGCTGGCAGTTTCGGCTGCACCCGCCTGCGCAGTCCGCGACGACAGCACGCGGGTATTCGCGTGCACGCATACGTCACCAACCGCGTTGGTGCCACCAGGATCGGCAATACCTGCGATCGACCCGCCAGAGATGACCACCGCCTGGATTCGTTCAGCGTTGGTAGCTGAGATCTGGACGGCGGTAGTACCTGTGAGGGTTACGAAGGCTGGCGTCACAACGACACCGGTTGCGTCTCGGAATCGGGCAATGCAACGCGTCGCGGTGTCTGAAGCCGAGCTAGACACTACGTCTAGCGTGCCGTTCGCAGCCAGGTCACTGAACGTGACCTTCCGGTTGAAGTCGACGACTCCGCCGACTGTCGCACCGTCCGCCTCCGGCATGCTGGCGCAGCCGTAAAGCTTCAGGTTGGAAATGATCACGCTCATTGGGATCTCCTCTCCTTACCACCAACTCCCTGGATGCATTCCCACCAGACGCATCCAGGGAGGACAGCACCCCCGAGCCGCAGGATTAGCTCGGGATGACGCCGTACCGGTAGTAGAAGCCGAAGTTGCGGGAAGCGTTCGCTGCCGAGGTCGGCGAGACAGTACCTGCGACGGTATCAACGCCAGCAACCGCTTCGTTGGCGTTGTTGACGTTGGTCTTGAAGACCGACAGGCCCGCGAAGCCCGGAGGCAGCGGCAATCCGAGAGCTGCTCCGACGCCGATCCCCAGGGTGCCGTCACCGCCGCCTACCAGGCCGCTCACTGTCGCAGAGGTCACGCGTGCCCACGCCTCGTTGGTGACGACCGTCCGAGTTGAGGACGCAACCAGGGAATACTCCTTGGTGATCGTCTCGCCGCGGTTGTTGACGCCTACAAGCGTGAGGATACCCGCGGTGATCGCCGTGACGATGACCTGGCGGATCTGCAGCGTACGCGGATAGTCCGGCTGGCCCGCAATAGTACGAGCGCCGTTGGCCGCCACCGCAGCTGCGTTGATCGACACAAGCTCGGCGGCGATCGGAGCCGTATACCAGACGTAGCCCGTCTGCAGAACGGAGGGTAGGCACCCCATGTTCAGCATGTCCATCACATCGCCGTTGGCGACGTTATTGACGAGACGAGCGGAATCCGACTGGTACTCATTGCCCGAGCGGCACTCAAACCGCTGGTAGGCTGCGGGGGCAAGCATATCGACGGCCATGTTGATCTCCTGTTAGTGTTGCGACTCGACTGGCGAGCAGTGTGATCGTGCTAGGTTAGGTTAGGTTTGGATCAGGGTCGTCCTTCGACGGCTTGTTGGGCTGATCCG